TGAATTTTAAAGATAAGAACATTGACTGGTAACTAGGTTCCCTCCTTTTTCCTAGATCAAAGCAGAAACTCAATGTTCTTTTCTTTTGAATCTCACAAATACATTAATTACCCTCTGAGCAGTCTGTAAGCTAGACACGCAGTGCGGTAAGGGACTCTGATCAAGTTACTCAATTAGGAAATGAATTGAGTGGGGTAATTAATGTATTTTCCTGTGTCCCTACCACGTTTAGTTAGGATTTCCTGAGCATGAACCTAAACTGCTCAACCCACCACAATCTCTCTAATCTCTCTGATCTCTCTAACGTCTCTAATGTATTTGTTATGCGCCAGTATGAACCTGTATGGAATCAGATAAAAGAAACAGGAATGTGTGAAATATCAGCACACAAGGCATACCATCGTCGTATTATTAAAGCTTTGTGGAAAGAAAAACATATGGATCTTGCATTCAAATTAGAGTGCACTGAAATGTGTCCACCAATTAGATGCATAACATACACAAAAGTAACAGGATCAGTCATTAAATTTGTAATGATTCGTAAGCCCCTAATCACATTAGATTCAATATAGAAAGCTAAACCAAATGTCACTCAGTGCGCACGAAATAATCTCATTGAAAATCACAGAGCTGCATCAATCAGTTCTAAACTCTCATCCATCCATGCCAACTCTCTTGCGAGATATTCATGCGAATCTAAAACAAGACCCAGAAATTGTTACTCTTCTGACACCGCAAGAAGTAGCAGTTATTATCTCAGGCTTGTCTAAACAAACTCAAACAACAATTACTACATCAATCCTCTCAGGCTCCAAAGGTAAATCTTTGAAGAAGATAAGTGTTGATGATATCTGATCTCCCAAGATTTAAGTGTGATCTCTCAATAGCTGAAGCATTAGCAGTTCTAACATACAAGACTCAACTCACACCAACAGCACACAAACAATTGTCTGAGTGGTTAGATTGTTATTCATACATCCTCCCTGCTGATAGAGTCTTGAATGAATCTGTACTAATGATTCCGCCGAGAACACAGTACGATATATTATATCTATACCATTTCACAACCATTCTATCTTGTTGCTATCTAACATCTGAACAGTCAAACATTATAAGATACATATTATGCACACCGAAACTGATCCCAGGCTGTTGAATCTATCTTACTCGGGACTGTTAACAGCCCATTCTTGCCCACGGAAATTCCAACTAGAGAAACTAGGTTCCATTTCTGAGTCATCTGAATCTCTCTCAGAATCAATTACTTTTTCCTATGGGCAAATCGTAGGTCTGGGTATTCAAGAAGTTCTGGAAAACAAACCAGAAGAAGAGTGGATGTGGAAAATGTTTCTTGGTTGGAAACCAGAACTGTTTGCAGACAACCCAAAACAAAACAAATCATTTGCAGCAGCAGTATTTGCAGTACAAAAATTCTCTCTTATGAGGGATGAAGGTTATTTAAATGGATACTCACTTGTCACCTACGATGGAAAACCTGCCTGCGAACTTTCCTTCATCATCACTCTTCCAAATAACTATAAGTATAGAGGCTTTGTTGACGCAGTATTACAACATGACACCACAGGAGAGGTTGTTGTATTGGAATGCAAAACATCCAGCGCAACAACACTTAACCCGGCAACATATAAGAACTCTGCTCAAGCAATTGGATACAGCATTGTTCTCGATGCAATATTCCCCGAGCTTTCATCGTACCGAGTTTTATACCTTATCTACTCAACCAAACAACTCCAATACGAGCAACTTGAATTCACAAAATCTTATGTTCAACGGGCAAGATGGATTCAAGAGTTAGCTTTAGATTGTGAACTTCTTTCAATGTACGAATCAAATAGTTTGTATCCTATGAGAGGTGAATCTTGTTTTACTTATTTCAGAGAGTGCCAGTTTATGGGACTGTGTCAAATGGATACAGACAAGCTAGTTTCTCCGATCACGCCAGAACAAGCTCAGACAATTGAAGATAAGAATTCAGAGTATCAAATCAAAATAACTCTCGAACATCTAATCCAATCTCAACTATCTAAGGTAGCCTAAAATGAAACTGACACTTAAAGCTCTCTCACCTATTCATAGAGTTCTTATCTATGGCCCACCTAAAACAGGTAAGACACAGCTCGCAGGTTCACTGGCAGAATTTAAAAAACTAATTTGGTTCGATCTGGAAAATGGTTATGCAACATTACTTAAGTTCCCACAAGAATGGAAAGAACGAATTGAAATCATTTCTTTACCTGACACCAGAAGTTATCCGATTGCTATCGAAACCTGCCTTAAAGTTATTAAAGGAACAAAGGTTAGTATCTGCGAAGAGCATGGAAAAGTGGGATGCCCCGTATGCACGAAAGCAGCGAAGGCAGCAGTTGACATATGTCTTAACGATTTAGATGAAGATACAGTTGTTGTATTTGATTCTCTAACCCAACTCACTGCATCTGCAATCGCTCACATAACAAAAGGACAGCCTGATGATTACAAATTAGACTATTCTGATTGGGGAAATCTAGGTAAGTTGATGGAGATTTTTCTCTCACACATACAACAAGCACAGTATAATGTTGTGTGTATCTCCCATGAAACAGAAGCTGAACTGGAAGATGGAAAAACAAAACTCGTACCAGTAGCAGGGACCAGAGCATTTTCAAGAAACACAGCTAAGTATTTTGACCATGTTGTATATGCAGAAGTAAAAAACAAAAAGCATAACTTCTATTCGTCTACAACTTCTGCTTCCAATCTCAATACTGGCTCTCGCACTGGAATTGTTTTGGAATCTATAACTGACTCACCTCTCATAACTTTGTTTCGTGACCCACCAATCTCTCAGCCAAATGCAGTAGCAACATCTAAACTGCAATCCCTCCTCTCTAACATTAAGAAGTAAATGTCATCTCCTCTTGATCCATTTGGAAAACTTGCACATCAACCCGGAGCTAAACTAGATGCTGGAAAAATTAAAGCTGGTCTTATGGTTTCCGGCTTTGCTAATGCTCTATCTAGTGTGGCAGAAGTCACAACCTTCGGAGCAAATAAATATACTCCTAACGGCTGGCTTTCTGTTCCCGATGCTAGTGTTAGATATACTGATGCTTTGTATAGACATCTATTTCAATCGACTCATACAAAAAATGATGTGGAATCAAACATCTCCCATCTAGCTCATGCTGCTTGGAACTGTTTAGCTATTTTAGAATTACAACTTAAGAAGGAACTCTCAGAACAAAAAGAATCTGACACACAAATTTAATCTCTCTCACTCTCTCGCTTTTTAATTGTTTTAATTTTTATACTGGAAATATTATGTCCCTCGATAACCTTTTGGATGCTACTCTTGATGACTTGGCCGACACTCCCTCTATTCAACTGTTTCCTAACGGTGCTCACAAGGTAACTGTTGGGTTCAAGATTGATGATGCAAAGGCAGCAGTGCAAGTTCAGTTTACTTATGTTGAAGTTCTGGAACTGGCTGATCCTACTCAAGTTGCACCAACACCCGGAGATAAGAATGGTTTGTACCTAGGTCTCAAGAAGAAAGATGGGCAACCTAATCCATTCTCGCAAGGTACTTTGAAAATGATTGCTCAAGCATTGAAAGAAACTTTCCAAGGTTCATCTACCCGCGAAATTCTGGAAGCTGCTGAAGGTGCTGAAGTAATGATTGTCACTAAGATTCGCTTAGGTAAGGGTGAGTACGAAGGTAAAGACAATATTGATCTTGTCAAAATCGCAGTGCTGTAACCAGTTCTCTGCTTCACTAATGTAAATTAGTCTAACCCCTTAACTTGTTTAGTCAAGTGGGGGTTTTGGCGCATCTAAACTACGGACATTTATCATGACTCTCACAGTTACAAAAGTTTTAAATACATTTTACTATCAGAATCAACTGTACATTAGACTAGTCCCAGCTAAACGACTATTCAATTCCACTCTTGTGCATGAAGTTGTTAATCGTGGTGACGTATTTGCAATGCGAGTTTCAGATCAACAGTTCACAGTTATTCCTGGCAAGGCAGCAGTAACTCACTCTCGCATTGACATTACTGAACCTCTCACATTACCAACAGTGCAAGCAGATTTGTTTGGAACAGGAGAATAGGTAATGTCAGGGCACGATAATCTCCTATTCTTGGGAACATCATATGACAAACCGTTCTTACCCAAACTCAAAAGCTGTGTTGGATCAGCAAAAGTATTTCTCTCAACCGAGCAGATTTCAACACTGTTTGAAGTTGAAGCGTACTGCAAGAAACGAGGAATTACTGGAGTCATCACTACCTCTCCAGTATTGCTTCAAAAACTTTTGCCTCAATCCACATCACAAAAAGCTCCATCGGTTGACAACTTTGCAGGAAGTCTTTTCACAAAGGCCGGAATTGAATACGTTATTGTTCACCCGCTTGAACATACTATCACGGTACCTTACGGAGAATTTCTTCTTAAAAGATACACGAGTAAATTGGTATACAAGTCCAAGTGGATTCAAGCTCCTCAATTCAATTGGTGCATCCTTACGTTGGATAACATAGAGCATGAATATGAACTCGCATCCAGATCACACTTATGTGCAGTTGACATTGAAACTTATAAAGAGAATCTTGCTATACGTTGCATTGGCTTTACCACTCTTACTCTTGTCAATGGTTCTTATATTAGTCGCTCAACTGTGTTACCAATGGATACGGATTGGTGTTATGCTTGGACACAAAAGTTCCTCTCAATAGGCGCACCCAAAATCTTACAGAATGGCAAGTATGATATTAACTATCTCATGCGCTACTCTCTTATTCTAAATAATTATGCATGGGATACAGCAACTCTCATGCACTGTTGGTACTCAGAGTTACCTAAAGATCTTGCATCCCTGTCTGCATTCTTTGTGCGTGAGTCTATGTACTGGAAAGATCTGGCAGAAACAAATGACCTCGAAACTTATTATCTTTACAACGCTAAGGATACGCATCAGACAGCACTCGTACTTTTGGGCTGGATCAACGAAGCCCCTAGTTGGGCACACACCAATTATCGTATGGAGTTTCCAATGCTATTCCCATGTGTGCTCTCTGAGCTTACGGGTATTGCGCGTGATCTCCCAAAATTGACTGACTCAAATGAAAAGATTACTGCGAAAATTAAAGCTGCAAATGAGAATCTCTCTACTGAATTGGGAGTGCCATCGTTTAATACGAACAGTCCGCCACAAAAGAAAGCTCTCCTCAAAATCTTGGGCTGTGCAGACTTGGATGCAACGGACGAAAAGAATCTTGCTAAAGCGCGTCTACGTCATCCTCTTAACCAACGAATCTTATCTCAAGTATCCACTATACAGAAAGATCGCAAACTCTTATCAACGTACCTTGTGGAAGGAAAAGAATTAAGTGGCACATCCAGAATACTTTGGTCACTCAATCCACATGGAACAGATACTGGTAGACTCGCGTCTAAAGAGCATCACTTCTGGTGTGGTTTACAAATTCAGAATATCCCGAGAGGACAGACAGTTAAGGCAACCCTCTGTGCAGATGCAGGATTTTACCTTGGCGAGTCAGACTTGGAACAGGCTGAGTCCAGAGACACGGCATACATTACAGGAGATAAGAATCTCATTGCAGCTGTCTCCTCAGGAAAAGACTTCCACGCAGTTAATGCATCAAGCTTTTTTGGAATTCCTTACGAAAGTATTTACGACGACGCAACTGGAAAAACTCTCGATAAGAAGTTACGCGATCTTGCCAAACGAGTTAATCATGGTGCTTCATACAACATGGGTTGGTCGGTACTCATTGACACAATGGGTGAAGACAAAATTCAAGAAGCTCAAAGATTGCTTAAGTTACCTACTCGGTGGACGCTTCGTGAAGTTGCTGAACATTTGCTTAACGTGTTTACTCTTACTTACCCTGACGTTCGAATTGGGTATCAAGACTGGATACGAAGAACTGTGTCGCTCACGCACAAACTCACAGGTGCAACGGGGTGGACTAGATACTGTTTCTCTGACCCAACGAAATCTAAAACTGCACTCAATGGATATGTAGCACACAATCCACAATCCCTCAATGCTATGACATTGAATGTAGCGTATCTTAAAGTGTTCTATGAGATTGCATTACCTAACCCGCGTGATTTTAAACTCATGGCCCAGATCCATGACTCTATATTCTTTCAGTACAGAATCGGACACGAGCATCTGGCACAGAAAGTTAAATCTCTAATGGAGATTCCAGTGGACATAACAGATGTAAAAGGAATCAAACATACATTCACAGTACCTGCTGCATTAAAGTGTGGTAAGAAATACTGGAGTGAACTGGAGTGACCACAGTGCATAAGAGAGACTTACCAAAAGGAGTTTATCCTAATCATTTGGGAACCAGATTCAGAGCAATTTTTTTCAATAAAAAAGAGAGGTACTATCTAGGATCATATCTAACAATCGAAGAAGCTCACATTGTGTACCTTAGAAAAGTAACTGAGATACAAAATGAAGAAGCGTATTATGTACAAACAAAACCTAAAGCTTATCAACTCAAACTTAGTGGAACTCCTTGGCAAGGATTATAGAAACAAATGACAAACACAGTACCCCCTACACAGATCATATATGAATTTGAATTCCAATTCGAATCACAACCCACTCTTTGGTTACGAACTGATGTAACAGTTCAACAAGCTCTGGATTGTATCAAAACAGGACTACTTAAAAACCTAGCTGTTGCTAGAGTAAAACTGTTTTCAATCTCAGAATCAAATCAATCAATCAGTTTTGTCTATGACATTGCTGCTGCCAAATCAGGTAACATACCATGGTCTTTGCTTCCATCATTATAACACCAGCTGACACTAAGCCCTCTGTGGCTTTATCAATCAGACCAGAGGATTTAAAAATTCTATTTCAGCGAGCATTAAACACTTGGACAGATGTTCCTCCTTATCTCTTGGAACTATCTGACAAATTAGACGTCCTGTGTAACTCTTGATTGAACCAAATGCGCTCTAGCTTTTTAACTGACTACTTGCATTACACCAATGACTCAGAAGTACCTATATCCTTTCACCGTTGGTCTGCTATTGCTGGTATCGGAGCAATACTAGAGCGCAACATTTTCATCCCGCACGGGCACTCTCACATCTATCCTAACCAATATGCGATGTTGATTGGCACAGCAGGTACTAGAAAATCAACAGCAATTAAACTGATGAAATCAATGTTAGTTAAAGCAGGTTACACAACCATATCTGCGGAACGAACATCCAAAGAGAAGTTTCTAATGGATCTTGCAGGACATGAAGATGAATTCGAAACTTCGCCAGACACAATACTAGATAAGAATTTATGGGGGGAACAAACAGATGAGTCAACAATCAGGCCAATGTTCATTGGAGCAGATGAGGCAAACGATTTCTTCGGAATTGGAAATCTTGAATTCCTTTCCATTCTCGGAAGTTTGTGGGACTGGAGTGGGCCTGCCTATTCTAATCGCATTAAGACAGGCAAATCGGTCTCTATACCAAACCCTACAATCTCCATCCTTGCCGGGAACACACCTACCGGATTCTCTATTGCGTTTCCGCCAGACATATTGGGGCAGGGATTTTTCTCCAGACTCTTGCTTGTATATGGAGAGCCCAACGGGAGAAAGATTACTTTCCCTCGCACACCTGATGCACATGAAACCGCGCACATTGTAACATCGCTACAAAAAATTAAGTCCTACCATTACGGAGAACTAACATATACACCAGAAGCGAAAAAACTCTTAGAACATATATACACAAATGCGAAACCACTTGATGATTTGAGATTTGATTCTTACTCCAACAGACGATTTACCCATTTATTAAAACTGTCTATTGTTGTTGCTGCTTCCAGATTAGAGAAAGCGATATCAGAGTCAATAGTGATTGAAGCAAATACATATCTCACGTACATTGAAACTCTCATGCCGAAAGCATTGGGAGAATTTGGCAAGTCAAGAAACTCAGATATTACCCACAAAGTTTTGTCATTCATTGAAGCACATGACGGAATCATTTTGAAAGACTTGATGAAACTTGTCTCGGCAGATTTGGAAAAACCTTCTGACATTGGAGACATAATCAGAAAACTGTCCATGTCAGATAAGATCCAGAATGTAAACGGATTGTTTTTACCTATGAGAAAGATAGGTCTTACAGACGCAGATTATACAATTGATCTGTCCCATTTAACCCAAGAAGAATTAGCTGTAAAAGGCTAACATCCCAAGAAAGAAAATCATATGAGCGCGAAACTAATTAATATTGTTTTGGATTTGGAAACCCTAGGAACATCGGAGGACGCAGCAATCTTACAGATTGGTTGTTGTATCCCAGAGTTCGATCATATACATATACCAACTGGTATCTCCCACGAATTTGAATCAACCATTTCTTATGATGTTGCTCTAGCGTCTGAGTTTAATAAAGACAGGGATACATTATCGTGGTGGGAACAACAAGATACGAAAGCTAGAAAACATGTATTCAGTGGGCAAGATTCTTATAGTGATGCTTTTGATCACTTCCGTTTCTGGTTGGATTCTATCAGAGCTAATGGTGCGGATGTTGCGGTGTGGGGAAACGGTTCAGACTTCGACAATCGTTTGCTTGCGTACTCTCTCAATTCTATGGGCTATCATGGTGTGTGGAACTTTAGGAACAACCGTGATCTGCGTACTATTAAAGCTCTGTTCCCGGTAACACACTTGAGCTCAGAGACTGACGGTATCAAACACACAGCATTAGCTGATGCAAGATACGAAGCAAGATTACTGAACACTATCCGAAACGTTTACTTATACGCTGGAGAGAATCTATGATACACGAATTTTTCCCTGAAGAGTTTATACAATTACAATTGGAAATCGCGCACCATCCATTACTAATTCAACGCTTGCAGAAACACGCAGGTCTTGGAATGGAAGTTGTATTCGCAGAAACTTGTCACTACTGTGGCTATGAAATCAATGCAGAGCTAGACGGTGAACAGTTGAAAGCTCTCGCAGATGTGCTGATTAACAAACTGAAAGGTATGGCAGTGCGCGCTGCAATCAAAGGTATCTCCTATGATTGGAGTAAAGAAGCTTGGAAATTTGGAGTGCATTAGAGAGCGCTGAAATGAAAAAGCCTCACGCGCCCAGAGTTAGAGAACTTTTAAAATGTCATCAGTTTGGTCTGAGCACATTAGATATAGCAAGTCTATTGGAGATTAGATCAAACACTATTCTTAAAGTGCTACATAAAATGCCTGACTGTTATGTAGATAGGTGGGCAACTCCTAACAGAGGGCAGTATGTAGCAGTGTGGTGTTTGGCTGATGTACCTAAGGATTGTCCATATCCCACAAGAAATAAAGCTAAGCCTTCAACAGTTTGGATAATAGAAAAGGAACTATCATGAAAACGACAATGGAACTCGTAGACGCTTACGTCGTCAAGATGATGGCAGTTGCAAACTACGTCAAGAATGATGACCCCCATAAAGCCAGAGCAGCACTGGCCCAGCGTATCGAGGCGTTGGAAAAGGATGCTGCCAAATTGGTGCAGGTTGTGATGGTGCTGGACGGCTACTGGACTCGCTTGCCTCAAGGTATGGCAAATGATCTGAACGAAGCAATGAAAGGTGAAACACCATGACTTGGGCGCTCGTATTAATGGCTTGCCAACGTGTGTGCGTACCACACTTCGTTGAGCTTTACCTGACCAAGGCTGCGTGTGAATTGAAGGTGGACAGCAACACCAGCGTATTCCACGCCCAGAGATCGTACTGTGTGCCAGTAGTTAAGGAAACACCATGAAAAACTACGATGAACTGATTGCCAAGCTTGCGCAAGGTGCGTCAATCTCCCGCGAACGAAACATGAATCTCGACTTTGCTC